TTTCAAAGACGGATGGAAGCGATTAAACGGATCAGTGGTGGTATGGGTGAGAATCTGAAGCCAGGTACCAAAGCCCCAAAGGCAAAGAAACGACCCTCCATTGAAGATCGAAAGACTATTCCTTACGGAGCTACTGGCGCTGTCATACGACATATCTTTGGCGAAGATAGGCCTGCAGATAAGATCTTTGAGGATATTGAAGGGATGTAATATACGTGGCTACTAGCAAGAATTCTAAGGGGAGTGTCAACCTGGATGACATTGATCCAGTAGTCATGGACCAATTCTTTGCAATGGACCCAGTTGCTTGGCTTGAATTTAACAAGATTCTTCTGGGTGGCGGGCCATTTCAACTGAAGAACCATGAATACCAGATCAAGATATTCAGAGAGAATGCGCGCAGGCAATGCTGTATTAAAGGTGCTCAGATGGGCATCACAGAAGTATGGGTACTTAAGACATTACACGGAATGCTGTACAACAAGTATAAGTCTGGAGCTTTGTATTTGTTCCCGACACGAGACGACGTAGGCGATTTCAGTAAGTCTAGGTTTGACCCACTGATTGCAGACAACCCCGTTATTGGTGCCAAAGTGCACAGTACAGACAGCAAGAACATTAAACGAATCGGACGAGGCTTCTTGTATCTACGTGGAGCACGAGCGACGAAGTCGATCGGCGACACACGGAAGTCCAGTTCACAACTTAAATCCATTCCAGTTGACCGTATCGTATTTGACGAACGGGACGAAATGAGCGACGAGATGGTAACGTTGGCTGAGGAACGTGTCAGCCACAGTGAGGTCCAGGAGATGATGTATCTTGGGACCCCAACGATCCCAGACTACGGGATCGACGCCCAGTTCCAGGGCAGTGACCAACGAGTATGGATGATAAAGTGTGATCACTGTGGAACCGAAACATGTCTTGAACTTGAGTTTCCAAACTGTATTGAACGAGATCCAAAGACAGAGCGGTGGTATCGTGCGTGTAAACATTGCCATCGTGAGATATTCCCTGCCAACGGAGATTGGATAGCTTTGTATCCAGATCGTAGCAAGGATATGGTTGGTTGGTGGATCAGTCAGCTTAACAGTATGTACATAGATCCAGGTTACATCCTAGATCTGTACAATAATCCACCTAATGATGACCTCAGTGAGGTTATGAACTCTAAGCTTGGCCGAGCATACACGCCTGCCGAAAACAGGCTCGACCCAAGTTCTGTGTGGGCCTGCTGTACACAGGATGCAATGGCTTATAGACACGACGGTCCCACTTGTATGGGCGTTGATGTTGGTAAGATTCTGAATGTGGTAATAGCCGAGAGGCCGAACAGAAAGAGTTTGAAGGTAGTTAAGGCGTGTGAAGTGACTAGCTTCAACGACTTGCACGATTTGGCGAGCAGGTACAATGTTCGCTGTACTGTCATAGATTATAAGCCTGAAATTAGGAAGGTTCGAGAATTCCAAGCCGCAGAGAACCACCAGGTATTTGCATGCGACTATGTTGAACGAAAGACTGGGCAAGCGTCATGGGATGAACGTGATGGTTTTGTAAAAGTCAATCGAACAGAAATCTGTGACGCTACGCACGAGTTGGTGATTAATCCAGGTCGGTTGAGTTTACCCCGACGCAACCACGACATGGAAAAGTTTGTCAAGCAGATGTGCAGTATCATTAAGGTTCTGCTTGAAGACAAGACAGTTGGTAACAAAGAGTTCCGTTACCAAAAGACAGGTGATGACCATTATAGGCACGCCATGAACTATTGCTTGCTGGCTTCCGAACGAATCGGAATATCCAGCGACAAGAACCTAATCAGCACTTACTTTAAACGTCGTAGGAGCTCCCATAGTTGGATGGGTGTTTAGGCGGCAGATGAAAGACCGGGGAAGAAAGAGAGGACAGATTATATGAAATTTTATGCGGTGTTTTCCAATGGAAGAGAGTTAGACATTGACGACGGCACTTACCAAGAGCTGACACGTCGGATTGACAACGGCAAGGTTAAAGGGTGGTACAAGATTAAGCACGGTCCAAGTATGGGATGTACCGTCAACATCGAGAGTCTCTCGTCTGTAGAGATGATCATGACAGATGCTGAACGTAAGGCCGCTGAGGAAAAGGAAAAGAAAGCCCTTGAGGAACGTCTTGCCAAGCTTGATAATAAAGAAGTGTCGTCCAATCGTCGGGCCGAAGGCTCGTTCTCGTACGAACCTGATACGTGTCCTATAAACCACGCCAAGGCGGGTAAGAAGGGTGAACCTAATATTGAGATCAGGTACTACATGACAGATCAGGACATTAAGCACTACGCTCCTTTCTGTACTATGTGCGGATGGGTTGGGCCAATTGTTAAACCGGCTGCCATTAAGAATACATTTGGGATCAAAGCAGAGGATGTACAGCCACTATATAAGGAAGATTAATAAATCATGTTTGAGAAACGCATACCTCTATCAAAGAAACTAGACCGAGTTAACGAGCTTACAGAACAAGCCGTTAGAATTGATCTTGAATACCAGCGTGAGGCAAGAGAGGACTTCAACTTTAGAAATGGGGACCAATGGCCGGCTGAAGAGAAGATGATGTTAGCCGAGGCCAAACGCCCATGCTTAACATTTAATCTGACTAAAGCCAGTGTTGATCTTGTAATGGGACTAAACGAGGACCAGAAGATCAGATATCGTGCTATCCCAGTAAATAAAGAAGATGGCATACTGGCTGACGTTCTAAATAAGATTATGTATCGTTTGCATGAGGAAGGCGAGTGGAACTCTGAAGAGGATGATGCGTTTGAATCTATGTTGATTTGTGGTCGTGGTTGGGTTGCTGTAGACTTCAACTACGACCCAAAGCGATTTGGTTACATTAAGATAGATCAAACAAGTGTACCTGTTCACGAGATCTACAAGGATCCTGGTAGTCGTAGACGAGATCTTGAAGACGCCTCTTATATCCTTTGGGAACGCTGGATGACTGCTGAAGACTTCAAGATTAAGTACCCACGATCCAAGGCCAAGGTAGACGAGGCCTTCGACACAGGACTGGTGTGGCGTATACAAGAACCACACAGTGACAGCCAGTCACCATACGATGATGACTTCAGTGACATCACGGATATTGGGGACTATGAAACACCATTGGATCTGGATTGGTACGACAGGGCAAGGCGTATGGTGCGTGTCGTGCACATGGAATATTGGAAGAGTTATAAAAGACACTATGTACGTAATCCAGAAACAAAGAAAGTAGAAGAAATTACAATGCCTTGGAAACAGTTCAAGGAGTGGTTTGCAGAACAGTGGCCAGGTGTTGAAATGCAGCACAGTGAAGTTCAGGATAAGAAAGTTCACTGGATGCAGTTCATCAAGGATGAAATATTGTACGATGATGAAAGCCCAATGGATTATCCAGGCTTCAGCATTGTCCCTATATTCGGCTATATGGATGCTTCAAAACGCACAACGAACACCTTTGGTATTGTACGAGAAATCAAAGATGCACAACGTGAAGTCAACAAGCGCTGGTCACAAATGCTCAACCTCATTAACAACCAGGTACAACCTGGGTTGTACGCAGAGACAGATGCATTTGTAGACCGAGACCAAGCAGAACAAGCTCTTAAGATTCCTGGTGATGTGGCTTATGTCAACCCAGGAGCTATTAGTAAGAAGATGCTTCAGGAGCGCACGATACCACAGTTTCCTACGAGTATCATGGCGCTTGAAGAAGCTGCCCAGGCTATGATTAAACGCATCAGTGGTATCAATACGGATCTACACGGACAAGATGCCGGCAGGGCTGAACCTGGCGTAGTTGTACGAATGAGACAACAACAGGGTCTGACCATATTGAAACCTATCTTCAAAGCATACAAGAAGATGCGTAAAGACTTGACCAAGAGATTGATCAACATCATATTAAGTTATATGCCTGTAGAACAGATGTCTGAGATACTTGGTGGTGATGAGGTGTATTATATTGAGCCTGACGAACAGAACAACCCTATGGTGGTCCACAAAGAGACTGGCGCCACTGCGCCCCTTGAGAATGTCAAGAACTTGGACTACCATCTGGACTTAGAAGAAACCTCAGACAGCCAGACACAACGTACATTTGAACTTAGTACCTTACTGGAAATGCAGCAAGGTGGGTTTATGGTTGACCCGCTGGCGGTTATTGATAAGATGGACATCAGTGCATCTGATAAGGAACGTTGGACTAAATACATTACAGATCAGCAAAACGCCGCATCGCAGGCGCAGAACAATCAGTTTGAAATGGAACAAAAGAAGATCGAGATGCAGCATATGAGGGAGATGAAACGTCTTGAACTTCAGCACGAACAAGCCATGGGTAAACTGATACTGCAGGCCAAGCGCGATCAAGCTAAGGATGAGAATGATGAAGAAGCAAACCAAGTGGACCTCGTTGATGCTCTTCTACGCTATAGATCGGAGATGGCACGGGCACAGGCACAATCTCAGGACGCCCATATTAAAGCTGCTACGGATGTGGCCACAACAGTAATCAAGGCAGACGCTGATGTAAAGAAAGCCAAACAAACGGGAGAAAAGAAAGATGCAAAAGGACGGAACAAAAGTAAAGAATAACCTGTTCAGTAAAGGACAGAGAGTTGTAAGCGATAATTATCGAGATGGATACGACAAACACAAATGGAGTGGAGGGACGCTTCGCAAACGCGAGGAGTCTGTAGCTCCGGGCCGAGTTCGTATCACTTTCGATAATAAATAAACCCCCATCACAGCGAGTCTCTCCCCCTCGTTGTGTGGACGGTGCGGTAGGTAGGGGTGCCTACCGCGCCACTTAACTCGGGAAGATATCCCTTAATTTGAAAGGAGTACACATGCCTAAAGATGATAGCACAGCAAAAGTTGATTTAGATTTGGATAAGTTTTTTGACAGTCTTGAGGGCGATGATAACGACGTCGATGATGAGCTGGCCAAAGCTCTCGCCGATCAAGACGACAAAGATACCGACGACACGAAGGGGAAACTTGACGAAGGCCCCACTGATGACGATGACAGCGACGGCTCTAAAACGTCCACAGAAGATATGTCGTTGGAAGAAAGACTGGCCCTTCTAGAGAAGGAGAACAAAGGACTTAAGAAAGATATTGTAAAAGTCCGAACCGACCGCCGATCGTACAAAGAAGAGGTACAGGAGGCGAGAGATCGTTACAACCGTCTGCACGGAATGATCGAGCAGATGGCAAAAGGTGGTTCCCAGTCCACGGATACTGGTGCTAAAACCGAGGACCCATTTAAGGACCTCAAGTTGTCTGTCGAATATGATGACGACGGCAATCCTTACGTTCCCGCTGATGCTCTTGCGGAGCTCATAAAAGGGCAGGAAAAGAAACTTGAAGACACTAAAGCCGCCTACCTACGAGACAAACAGGTAGACGAACAGCGTAGTCAAGTTCAGAAAACCATAGACTCCATCGTCTCTAAAGATGAGCAATACCCAGGCGCATATCGTACCGTTGAGAAGGCGCTTGCAGATATGAATCAACGAGTGATAGACATACAGAAGGACAAAGGTCTGCGAGGGGTTCTGACTCCTGGGCAAGCCATCGATCTTCTAGAACAAGAGGGTGCTTTGGAAGAGTGGCAGGAAGCGTTTCCTGGCCTAGATCCAGACATCATTTCGAATGCATTTCAATCTAAACGACAACTAAACAAGGCTCTTGAATTTGTCAAAAGCACCATGAAGCCTGGTGACGAAAAGATTGCAGACGACAACAAGGCACGAAAGAGTTTACAGCAAGCAGCTATCCAAGATAAGCTGGCTAAGAAACCGGCCTCCCACGGTAAAGGGAGTGTAGAAGCTAAAGACTCTATCATTGAAAAGGTTGGATCGTCTTCATCTATGGAAATCCTTAACTTAGGTGATAAGGATGTTGAACGGCTTATGGCTCGCATGAGACAGGAGGAACTAGAGTCATACAAGTAGGAGGACTTAAAGAATGGCCTATACAGAATTTGGAACCAATGATAGCCAAACCGTAAAGATTTGGTCTACGCTGACCATGCGCGAAGCTCTTAAGGCAACGCTGTTCAAAAAGTTTCTGGGCTCCGGTAAGAAAGCTATTATCCAGCGCCTGGACGAACTTGAGAAACAAAACGGTGACGTTATCAAATACGATCTCTTAATGCAAATGGGTAACGATGGTATCACTGGTGATAACCGCTTGAAGGGGAATGAGGAAGCTCTAACCTACTACCAAGACTACGTCACCATTGATCAGTTACGTAATGCCCACTCCTTCCGGCGCATGTCTGCCCAACGTACTCTGCACGACCTTCGTGCCGATGCCCAGGCTAACCTGTCTGATTGGTTTGCGGATAAGTTCGATACGTATATGTTTAATAACCTGTGCGGTAATACCTCGCACTCTTTTGGGCAAGCTGCTGTCGCCCCTGATTCCGATCACTACGTCGTTTCTGGTGACGTGGCCAATTCCGGCACGATTGCTACCGACGAAGCCTCTTTAGGCTCCAACGATCAGATTCAGCTGGCTGACCTAGACTTCGCCAAAGAGGCTGCGAAAACTCTGGATCCTATGATCCGCCCATGTATGATTGATGGCGGCGAGTATTACGTCGTGGTTCTTCACCCTTATTCGGTGACTGACCTTCGGCTGGACATCGCCAATTCTGCGTACACGGACTGGAACACCATCCAGACCTTCGCCAATAAACGTGGTCTTGACAACCCGATCTTCTCTGGTGCACTGGGTGTGTACAATGGTATGATTCTATATGAGTCTACCCGTATCTACAGCCCTGTTACTAGCGTTCGTCGGAACCTTTTCCTTGGCGCCCAAGCCGGTGTGTTTGCTATCGGTAACGCGTACAAAATGCTGGAACAACGGAAAGTCGGTAAAGACAATCTTATGTCCTGGTACGAGGAAGTCGATGACTTCGGTAACGAAAATGGTATCGGTGTTGGCGCTGTGTTCGGTATGAAAGCTTGCCGCTTCAACAGCAAAGACTTTGGTAAGATCGTTATTAGTTCTTACGCCGCGTCCCATAGCTAATCGGGATTTACCATTGTAGGTTAGGGATTTACATATACTTTAACACTAGGAGGATTTTACATGTCTACATATAACTTTGCAAATGGTTCTATCGCTGGAACTCGTCGGAGCAACCAAGCTTCTCCTGGCGATTCCAACACCATGCAGATTCGTCGGGGGTTTGTTGATACCACGAAACAGAATCTCGCCAATGCGGATGTAGCTCAGTGCATCGCTATCACGGCTGGTGAAGTCGTGACCCAATGCTGGATTCGTACTATTACCGCAGACGCTACTTCCAATGCCACCATCGATGTTGTTATTGATGGTACTACGGTTGTAGCTGACCATGCTACTGGCACCGCCAACTCGATTAAATCGAACGCGGTTCCGATCCACGTCGGTAACTCTGGCTATATTAGCCTATCGCCCACCAACGGTGTGGCGATCGACGCCGGTGTGTTCGAGGTTTGTGCTGTAGTTACGAAGAGCTTTTCCAAGCTGTAATCAAAACGGGGCCCTTTATGGGCCCCACTAATTAGGAGGATCTAAGATGGCTGTATTGGATATTTTAAATGGCACCGTAGTTAAGAACCGTGCCAAGTATGTCCCCGGAGATCGTCAGCAACTTCGTGTTGCAAAAGTTACGCATAACTGCGCTGCCAACGCGCTGACTGCAGGTAACGCAATCGCTATGGTTGCTATTCCAGCGGGCGCTATTGTTATGAGCGCGTCTCTTAAAGTGGATACTGTTGAAGACAGTGCCGCCCTAATCTCTTTAGGTGTGGCCGAAGACGGTAAGACCTTTGTGGCCGATGCTAATGCACAGACTGCAAACCTCATTTCTCCGTCTCTTGTTTGTGGTTACCCATATTCAGCGGCGGGTAATGTTTATCTGTCTGCTGACAATGCATGCAACACGCTGGTTACTACCGTAACCGTGGTTTACATTGAGCAGGATAGTTTTAAATCTGTTAACTAGATAACGCTAAAGGGCGGGGTGTTTATTCGCCTCGCCTTTTGTTTTTAAAGGGGAGATGATATATTATGGCAAAGATTTATACAAGTGTAATTTCTCGTCATCAAGGACATTGGGCTATGTTCACTGCGTTTCAAACAGCTGCTGCAGTAGCTTCTCACGCAGGTCATATCCCCATGCTGGCACCACACGTTGGTGACAGTCTTTGCTGCCGAGCACGACAAAACGCGTTGGCGCATTTCTTAGCAACTGACGCCGACTACCTATTTACTTTGGATGATGATGTTGCAATTCCTGAGAATACATTGGTTGATTTGATAGACGCAGACAAGGATATTATCGGCGGTTTCTATAGATTAAAGAAGGATCCGCCACTAGACGCAGAATATAGGATCGCGGATTACATAGCTTTTAGAGGCCTTGAACCTTTTAATCTCTACGAGAAGAAGCCAGTACGAGTTAGATATATTAGTAATGGTTGTATTATGCACAAGAGAAAGTTCATTGAGGAAATGGTCGCGCATTACCCTGAACTTCTGTACAAAGAAAACGAAACTGGTCATGACCGTTGGGCGCTATATCAACCTTATGTATATAACCAAGAATACCTTAGTGAGGATTGGGCCTTTTGTCAACGAGCTCTTGACAAAGGTTATGAGATGTGGATGCACACTAATGTACTATGTGATCATTGGGGATTGCAAAAGTTCGGATTCCACGAACTATTGAATGGATAATATAGATGATACCACAACCAATAAATGCGCCGATAAATTGCGATCAATATGAATTATTAGAAACGTACGTGTGTCCAGTATCTAATATTGTTGTTGACAAGGGGTTCATATACGACGGAGCTTCTATTCCACGAGTATTATGGACGATTACTGGCATTAGGCCGGATGGTGGTTATAGAGCAGGAGCTACTGTACATGACTGGATATATAGACACCAAGGAAGAGTTCGAGTTAGAAATGCAGGAATTGAAACTCAAACCACCGTTTCGAGGAGCGATGCCGATAGAATCTTTAGGCGTCTTATGGCCGATTCCGGGGTTTCCGCGTACAGGGCCTGGTTGGCCTGGAGCGGCGTTCGACTATTCGGTTGGGCGGCATGGAATAATACTGAGCGAGGATAATACAAATGGCGACGATTAGCGAATTCTTTACAAACAAAGTACGATACGACCTACGAGATTATGGGGGTCAAGACTACGATGATGATCAGCTGCTTGAATATCTGAATCGCTCTATTCGTATTCTAGATATGGAACTGATGCGTATGCGTTCTGACTACACGGTTAACAGTGGTACAGTCACTTTACTTACGGACGCATACGCGGTAGCGTTACCAGAAGACGCAAGCACCATACGTCGAATCTATTACGGTCAAATAGAAAAGTACGAAAAGAAATGGGACAGTGTATTTAGACGTCGCATTTTATGGGACGGAACCACAGGAGAACCTACCTATTGGACTCAACGAGGAGACAATATAGAGTGGGATCAAATAGCAAATGATGACTATGAGCTTACAGTCGTATACGATAAGTGGACCGGTGATTTAGATCTTGATGACAATATGCCATACAGTGATGACTTTAATAACTATCTTGTACAAGGAACAACTATCTTTGCCACAAGTGCAAAGAAAGATCAACCAGTACAAGCAGATCAACAAGTGCACAGCTTATTTAGAAGCGAGCTTACAAGAAACGTAGTCGTACGAAACTTTGTGCGTAGACCATATACGATGGACTTTTAGGAGGTGGACAATTGGCCTTTACAGAGACACAAGCAGTACAGGAAGTTCGCCACCTCTTAAACGAGGCAACGGCGTCTTTCTGGACAGATACGCAAATTATAAGTTGGATCCAACAAGCGGTGCTAGACATTAGTTGTAAGACCTTGTGTACTACTGATGAAGGTACAATTACGCTTGTACAAGACCAACTAAAATATACATCTACAGACGAAGCGTGGATAGCAAATAACATTCGTATTGAAGCTATGTGGTATGGATTTGGATCAACCATGCGAGGTTTACAACGAACCGAACCACATAGATTCGGTCACCTACAGGTGGGTGGTTCTAAGTCACCACGATACTGGTACGAAGACGGCAAACGAATTTACCTATGGCCAGTACCAACTGCAGACGACGCTGGTAATAAATTGACGTGTGTATACAGTAAACTTACATTTGATATTACTGAACTGCGCGAAGAGTACCAGCAACTCACCTTTCTGTACGCGACTTCTATGGGTAAAGCGCGGGACAGGAAATTTGAAGAGGCAGCCCTATATCAACAGATGTATCTTAATGCCTTGAACTTCGAACGTCAAGATAAACACGTTATGGGTTCTATGCC